TAGTGGCTACTTGTTCTCCGTCTGAAGCTGTTGGGGAACTATCCCCTTTGATAACAAAGTACCCTGCATCTTGAGGAGAAATCAAAGCCCCAGCTGCTGTAGCCACTGGATTAGTTTTAATAACTATATTGACAACAGCAGAGGTAGCTACCCGAGCAATGCTACAGCCAAAGGGAGCGCGCCCGCTTTTAGTAGAAGTACCGCTGCTTGAGATGTTTTCGCTAACGATAATACGAGAAGCGATATTGTTTTGATAAGCCATGTCCTTACGCCTTTATGTTTTTGTCGGAGTTCATTTCGTAACCTAGTTCCATACCCTTGAGTTTTAGTTCTTCTCGTTTAACTGCCATATCGTGTTCTATTTCTACCCGCTCTAGCTCTAGCTTAGCAGCTTTAATTTCTAGTTCTTTTGCTTTTACTTCAGCCTGTAGCTGAGAAGCCTGAGCATCTATAAGCATAGCTTGTGCCTGAGCTTTTGCTAACTCCTCTTGCGGCGAAGGAACAGGCGGTTCGTTAGACGGTCTAGATACAAATTTATCTACGTTTTTAATACCCATTTCAGTAGCTATTTCAACAGTTAGATTATAGATATTCTCAGGAGAAACGATACCTTGGGTTTGCGTAGCTACTTTTTCAACTAGTCCTGCAAAGTTGCTAATGTTTTGTAGCTTTGTATCTTGATCTCCGTATCCAATACCTACTTCAATATCTACGTCTAAGTCTTCTCTCCAACTAGACGGGTCTATTTCAATATATTCATTGTTTAAGCGTACCATTCGTTTACGGTTTTCATACCGTTGAATTAAATTGTATACGTTTTTAAACATGTTTCTTACGCCAGTGTCTGCAAAAATCCTGGCGATTAATTCTAAGCGACCCTGAGCATTTGTTAGAGCAGCTGTAACGGCTCCTGTAGTTACATGGGTTTTTAGAACATCTGCTGATAGTCCCTGAGTCTTAGGGTTAACTCCTGTACGCTGTGTTTTAATATCTTCCCAGTACTGTAGCATTGCAAAGCTCTGAGGAGACAACGCAGGAGTTGCAATAGGTGTTAAAGCGCTAGGACTGCGAGTACGGACAATACCACCTGGACGGTTTGTCAATAGGTCATCTATGTTAACCTGGCCTTCTACTACTTGGAACCTACCGTTATTTGCCAGGTACATATTGTCTAGCAAGTTACGTGTCAGAGTAGATCGTACAAGCTGTACATCTTGAACTGTTTCTGCTACGCTTAGTCCAAAGAATTTATGAGGAATAGGAATAGGACATACAGAGGAGAACGGGATGTGGTCAATAGGCTCAATGTCTAGCAGTTCTGGACCACAGTGACACACTTTGTGCAAGACGCTAATGCCAGAGCCATCCATATCTATCCGAATATACGACTCAAAGATTTGAATAACTCGCTCAGAGTCGTCCGCAGCCTGGTTAGGAAGCACACCTGTAGCATCGTAAGAGTGCCTAGCCATATATTCCTGAGAAGTAGTAATGTCGTCAGCCCCTGCTACATAGCCTGGGAGTTCGTCTACTACGTCAGGATCATAACCCATTTTAATCAGGTCGCTTCTTGTCTTATGAGACCGGTGACAGATAAAGCGGGCGTCGTCTAAAGTTTTAGCACCTCTGTTGATTAAGAACTCTTCCGGAGGGACGTTTTCTATAGTTACCTTGCCGTCCATAGTAGTACGGGCCATTGTAACGTCGTGAGAAGTTTCTTCTACTTCTACAGGCTGTCCAGTTGCCGGGTCTACTGCTTCTGTAAACGTAGTAGTCTCTTCGTGTTCTATAACTTCTAGCTCGTCGTCTTGTAACAAGATAGAATATTCTTGCTCTGTAAGGTTCTCGTAGGTCTCTGTAGTAGTATTCTCTACATCTTCCCAGTAGTGTTTTACTATTCCTACTTTCTGCATCAGAGCATCTAAGAACATATTATAAAGAATCATAAAACCATCGTTTTGCTTGTAAAACACATGGTTTACATATTTAGTAGCCTGTTCTGCTACTTGCTCATCTTCTGGTCCTACGGGGGTAAACTTTACAACTTTATCCCCAGCTGTAAAGATACGCATCAGAGAAGGCATCATCCACATTAACGTATCTTGTACGTCTGTGAGTACTACCTGAGACCTACCGTCTTCTTCGTTACCAAATGGCTCACCGTAGAAGTACTCCATCGCTTTCTCGCGCTGAGTGCTAATTTCAGAATCCATGTATTCAGAAGAGCCGTTAATCTCGCTCTCCACCATAGAGATGATTTCGCTATCGTCTAGGTTATGAGCCATATTATTATACTATCCCTGCGCTAGAGTATTTTATTTCTTTTTGAAAACCGTATTTTCTATATGTAGTTTTATTTTTAAGCTGTTCGCCAAAACGTTCTATAGAAAGAGAAGCGTAGCGCATAGCGCTTATAAGATCATCTTTAATTGGCACGACTCGTCCATTCTTTCGATGATAGAGACGCATTTCCTCAAGAGTTTCGGTACAAGACATAAAAATGTACAACCTACCTGTTTCAAACCGTTGCAGCAGTATGCTAATCCCCGCCTCAATAGAATTGTTACCATTTAACTTGCCCTCTGTGGGCGGGTTGCTAAAGTGATCGGGAAGCATCGACACTCCCAGGTCTCTGTATTGCTGCGCCAGCTGTATGCCAGAACCTTTATCGTGTTGTAAACCATCGTGAGGAAACGCTACTGGTATGCCTGGTGTTCTAGCGTTTAAAACAGCAGCGTGAGTTATAGGTGTTTCTTTGTTTCTGCGATGTTCGTCGTATATGTACATAATATCATCGTCTGGATCGTAAGCTACCCAGCTAACAGCTGTGGGATGGTCAAATCCAAAGTCTATACCCGCTATTCTGGGGAAATGCTCTGGTAGGTCGAAATCCTCACAAGTTATATCTTCTTCTGCTACTGGGTAAACCAGTCCTGATCCAAATACAGGTATGCCTCTGGAGCGCATGTCCCGCTCAGCTGGGCTATATACTGCTAATAGCTGTTCTTTGGTGCGAGAGTCTAAGTGGTCCACATCGTCCCAGGTGGCCGTTATTAAGCTCTGACCCGGCTTTAGCTCGTTCATAAACCCGCTTACTACAGAGGTCATCCCCCGCTCTGGGGTAAAGGTCATATAGACTATGCCGCTTGTATCGGCTGTGCGAGTTATACACTGCGAAAAAATTTCATGCTTCGGTTCTTCATCGAGCCATACAACGTCAATAGCTTCTCCCATGAATTTCTCAAAACCCTGTTCGTAGGCTTTGAAGCTGATTTGCGAGTTCCCTCCAGACTTGTGACGTACCAGAGCAGACGAGAAAGCATTTGGAACTCCTGGTTTCCTAATAGTCTCAACAATACTGTCCAAAGGTATAGCTCCTGTACCCTTTCTAGTAGGGTCTTGAGGATTACCAAACAGTTCTTTTTGTATAATATCTCTGGTAGTATCGTTAGACTCTCCAGCTGCCCAGGCTCTGATAGGCTTGTTAAACTTACGACCTTCCCACCAGGTAGGATAATTACCTGTTAAGTGATACGCTGTCTCAGCTGCTCCGCAATAGGTTTTACCCACTCTGTTAGCAGCCATTAAAATCCGTTGAGCAGCGTCTATGCCTTCTAGGTGAAATTTCTTCTGGTAGTCGTAAGGCTCGTATTTCTCTAAACGTCTAGTTTCTAAGCGTTTCTGTTTTTCTCGGAGAAGTTCTAAGATTTTTTCCTTATCCACGTAGCTTTACTACATTGTCAGAGAGACGCTTGATCTGCTCGTCTAGTTCCGCATCGCTTAGATCGACAACCTCTTTAACAACCGTTTCCTGCTTATGGATAGCGTCGTAACCGGCCCGGCTTAGGATGTCTCTGGCGGCGTTTAGCTTGACGTTTTCAGACTCTGCATTGCGCATCAGTAGTTCCAAAACTGACAAAGCCAGCGTGGCCGTTTCCCCTACCCGCTCTTTGATCCGCTTTTCTATGTGGAGCCAGAGGTGTCGCTGTAGGCGTTTTGATCGGTTTTTAGCTGTTGCTTTACAATCGTAACCAGCTTTGGCAAAGGCTTCTAAAGGTTCTAAATGATTATCTACTAACTCAGTAATAAAGTTAGATTCTTTATCTGTTAGCTCTTTGTCTAAGAGTTTAGGTTCTAAATAACTAGCATATTTAGATGTCTGTTTAGGTACAGTCTTGATTGTCTTAGGCATATAAATTTATCCAGCATATTGTAAATAACACCATGTATGCAACGTAGGACAACATTGCAGTTACATACGCATATTCTAATACCTTATACAAGTATTTCATACTGCTATTATACTATGTTTTTCCAAAATAGTCAATAGTATAGATTTTCAAAATACCTCCCCAGAATGAACGAATAGAACATGATAGAGGACAGTACCACCGGGGGGGTCATGCGTTACCTTATAACATTACAGACCAGCAGGATTGGAGCAGCGAGCCAGCAGTGTGACAAATTTGCAACAGTGTTGTACATAAGCAACAGTGACAATGCTGCAACAGTGTGAGATTTGTGCAACAGTGTTGCAATGTTGTACCAGTGTTGCTGAAATGTCAGGATAATTTGCAACGTGTGTGAGAGTGTGCGCGTTGAACATATGTTGGCATTGATATTGCTAGAGTCTTACTTGTAACCATATAGTGGTTAACATATGCATATGGCTCTATATAGCTCTCACGCATGGTCTACAGACGTATTAACATATTAGGCACATACATTAGCCGACACATGCTCAGCGGGCACTCAGTGAGCTTCTTACGCAGAGAACAGGCATGGAACAGAATGAGGCAGGAATGAG